GCCCCCGCCGCCGACATCAGCCCCGCTTTTAAAAACTGCCGCCGTTTCATCGCCGCCCCGCTTTCAATTGCCCGAAAACAGTATAACGCAAAACAGCCGCCAACCGACAAGGCCGCGGGGCAGTTAAAATCGTACGGAAAGAAGGAAAATGGCTCCCTGGGCAAGGTTCGAACTTGCGGCCAAGCGATTAACAGTTGTTTACCGCCATCCTGAATAGTCTGGCCTATTCAGGCCGTTAAGCCTGTCAAATTGTGCCATAGAAAAATGCAGACAATTACGATAAGTCACTGATATTACGTCGGGCGATTTCCGCCTATGACACAGGTTTTCCACCCTTGCCGCCGCAGCCAGAATCGCCGTATGTTCCACATGAAACAAATGGAGAACAACCATATGCGGAAACTGCTGCGCACCCTCGCCTTCGTCGCCTTCGCGTCCGCCGCGCTGTCCGTGCCCGCCGCCGCCCAGCCGAAGCCCCTCGCCTGCGCCAAGCCCTACGTCGTGGACGGCGACACCATCCACTGCGGCAAGCTGCGCCTGCGCCTGTACGGCATTGACGCGCCTGAGCTGCACGGTTGCCCCAAGGGCAAGCGCTGCGTGCAGGGCGATGCTGTAGCCGCGCGGGAATACCTACAGGGGCTGGCCGCTGGCGGTGTCACCTGTCTGCACCGGAACTTCGATAATTACGGCCGCAGCGTCGCGGATTGCTCGTCCAGGCAGGCCAAAAGCCTGTCCTGCGCCATGGTCGCCGCCGGCCATGCAGTCGAGCGGTACGGTACACTGAGCTGTGAATAAATCACACCCCTGTTACTTACATCGCCTTAAGTAAGAAAAACGCCAAAATTCGTTATTTAAACAGGAGAACCTCATGAGCTGGATGTCACCAGGCCACAGGCCGCAGCGCTGCCCGCTAACCAACATGTCGATGCCAGAGCGTCGGAGACAGGTCGCCATCCTGCGACAGGCCCTGCGCAGCGCCGTTATCGACCCGCGCGGGCTGGAAGCCATCAAAGCCCTCGTGCCGGAGCTGGGGCCGGATGGCGTGGAGCCGGATTTTGATGGGTAAAGAACACCTGAGCTTTACTCGGTGTTATACAAATTGTAATATCCCAGACAATTAGACAAAAAACGATTCAGATAATCATTAACTGTGAACAGGTTAAGCAATATGGTTCTGGCTTTTTATAGAGCCTCGCCTTTAGACATGGCGAGTAATTAATGGGGTCAATTGCTAACGCTGCAAGCAAAATAATTGCCGCTGACAACGTAGAAATCAGCGTTAAATCGTCTGATATCACCGAAGCTATAGAACGCATGTTCTCTAGCCAGAACGCGGTTATCATAGCGCTCTTTTTCTTTGCTGCGTACTGCATTGCAAAGACGGGCGATATGGTATTCAAAATGCTTGCGTTCATGAATATCTGTCTGATTTTTCTATGGTTTATTGATACTTCTTGGACAAGAGTGCTATATGCTCTAGCATTGTTTATTGTCGATGTGATTTATTGCTATAGAAAATATCATGGAAAAACAAAGATTAAACGAAATGCAACAGCGGAAGGCCGCCGCAGAAAATTGAACGATGCCTCGAAAAAACACAAAATTAACCTAATTGATACAAAGAAATGAGAGAATCCATTATGGAGTTAACTGTTATGATGGGGCATGACATGATTTGGATTGCTTTAATCGCTGTGTTTTTATACTTCGTCTATGTGAGGCTCGATGCCTACTACGCTGTCGAGGAACGCAAGTATGATGACCGATTCTTTACATTGGCCGAAAAGCTGTTAGAGCTTCCGGAAGACCACGAAGAACGCAAATTTGCCCTTTCTCTAATGCGCTCTATCGATGTTAATCAGGCATGGAAAGTGCTTAGGCTTATTACAAAACTTCTGCTTTCTGACATAGGTCATATACGCAGCGGCAGAGTTCCTGAAGCATTCAAAATTGACCCTCAAAAACTCAGCTCCGTTGAGGCCATCAGCCTCGAAATGAGCTACTGCTGGGCAAACAGTCAGGTGTGCAGAAGCGTATTCACGGCTCTTGCTTTTCGCCTGGCTATCGGGGCTGTAGTTTTGGTGTTTATGTACAGGCCAATAGCCCTTCGGCATACGCGCCAAGATTCAGCGAAAAAGGAAATCGTCGTCGAAGCCGTAGAAAGCATTGCAAGTACTGAATGTTTAAAGGCCGCGGCATAATCGCTACCTAAGGTAGTACACCGCCCTAACCGGCGGGGGTTTTTGCTTCCACCTGAATATTCTCGCACTCCCAGCAATACCAGCGCAGGTCGGCGTCGTAGATGCAATACATCGGCGTGCAGCACTCGCGGCAATGCGCCAGGTGCTCGGCCTTGACCGTGATGACGACCTCGTTTCCGTGGATGTCCCGCAGGGTCATTTTGCCCTCGCCGTACAGGTCGGTTTCTTGCCTTGCAGGGCGCGGCTCTGGTCGCGCATGACGCAGTAATCCCGCATCATTTCCTCCAGCATCGGGCAGCTGCAGCCTTCCAGCTCGGCCGCCGCCTGCACCTGCTGCGCGCTGGTATAGGCGGTCACATCCGGGGCGGTCAGCGCGCGGCTGGCGTCAGTATCGGCCCCCGCGCAGGCTGTCAAGTACAGCGGGAGTATCAGGGCGATGATTGCGGATTTCATTCTTCTCAATCCCCTTCTCAATGGCAGCGCCTTGCGCGCGGGTTACACATCGGATGCTTTCTTTCCAGCGGCCAGCGAGATAGGCGCCGGACACCATCACAGACACCGCCGCGGCGGCCAGCGCGATGACTTTCAGCCGCGCGGCCAGCGGCAGCAGCTTGAACGCCGCCCACATCATCCCACCCCTTTCATGTTTCTTTTATCTTCTTGCCTGCCGGAGAAGGAGGCTGTGAAACTGCTGTTTCTGGGTCAATCCCCCTGCGCAGCCGCTCTCGTATAGTGTTCGGCTTCACCCCAAAGCGCTTTTCCCACTCGGAAAAAAACAGCGTTTCGCCAAATGCCGTCACCGCTTGGTAATTTCTCTTCACTAGCCTTTGGCCGACTTTTGCGGGCGTAGATGTTATCTGTTCATCTGTCCACCCGCGCGCCAACCGATACCTTAAGGTGCTCGCGCTGATACCCAGACACTCCGCCCATTCAGAGAGCGTGCGGGTCTCACCACGCAGGGTAATATTTACGTTGGATTTAACGTTCCGCTGCTGCTGCTTTGGTGTTGCCCACCGGCAATTCTTCGGTGAGTAACCTTTTTCGCCGTCAATCCTGTCGATGGTAGTCCCATCTGGCCGCTCGCCCATATCCAGCAGAAAAAGCTCAAAGCTCTTCCATCGGCGGCAAACGGATACTCCTCGACCTCCGTATTGAGGGAATTTCTGGTTCTTCGGGTTTTCGCACCTTTGGCGCATCGCGTTCCATGTCCTATACGTCGCGCTCGCACCAGATCTTTTATTGTGGCCGTGTTTCATCCAAACCTCTCAGACAAAGCTGTCGTTCCGCTTCTCTTCTTTTGACGAGGCCTTTTAATACAACACCCCCGGCCTTGTTCCAACGCAAAAGCTCGTTGCAGGCCCCGACCGTGTCGCCGGCATTCAGCTTTTTAAGCAGCGTCGAGCGCGCGAAATTCCCCTCGCCCACGTTGAACACGAAGGACGCCAGCGCGACCCACCGCTCGACCGGCATTTCGACATCGACGTGCAGGGCTACCACCATGATGGCCTTGGACAGGTCTTGCCGCAGCAGCGCCTCGCACTCCGCATCGGTTTTGACCTGCCCCATCTCGGCCGTCGCCGTATGGCCGGAACAGATGGTCGTGACACCTACCGCATCCTTGTAGGCCTTGTTTTCGGTGCCCTCCCAGCCCGCCACGAACGGCGTGGAGGCGGCGAGCAATACGGCGAACAGCGCGCCGGCAATCTTGCCCTTACTCATCGGCCTGCCCCTTGCGCTTTACCGCCCGATACAGCTTCAGGCCGTCATAGGCCAGACGCACGAGGATGAGCAGCAGGCCCAGCCAGATGGTGACCTCTTGAACCACGCTGGTCAGCTCAAGGGTTTTCGCGGCCGTGATGCCGCCGCCGGCCGCGCCATAGGACATGACGCGGTCGCCGATTTCATGCTTGTGCATGCAGAGACTCCTGTTTCAGTTGGGGGAGGAAGGCGCGGCAGGACGCCGCAGGGAGGGAAGTTAAGAACGCGGGACAAAGCGCCCCGTGACGGGGTCTTTGGGTGTGTCGTTGCGCTGCGCCTTTTCAAGCTCGGCGGTCAGGTGCCCAACCTGCGCGCGGAGGGAAGCAAGCGCCTTGTGCGCATCGTCGAGCCGACGCTTCAGGCGGCGCGACTTGGCACCGTAATGCAGCGCCAGCACGAGGGACGCAAAAAAACCTGCAAGGATGCCGGCTGCGATGATGGTATCGACCATGTGAAACCTCTCAGGTCATGGGTTGAGGGGGTGTATTGAGGGACTGAGTTATAAACCGTGGCCTTATCACGCTCCCTTGATACCGTAGAGCTTCGCCGTGCCGGCGATTGTGCCCCCAGCAGCGTAGAGCTTGAATGCGTTGTATGTGGCCGCGTTCAGCCGCGTATGGGTTCTTTCGTAGTCGTAAAAAACGCTGTTGGTGCTGGTGACATAGTAGGCACGCGTGTCGAATTTCGGATAACCGGCGGCTTTGAAAAGGTCACGCGCAATAATAGAGCCGCGCCAAGCGGTGTTTGCACTGTTCGGTCGCGAGCTTGTCATGACCTCGCCGTACTGCGTCGGTGATGGGTCATTAACAGTGCCACTATCAAGCGCAATCCTGTTGTTTGATTTGTAATCGCTCGTCGAACCGTCCCAAGTTGCTCCATTATCCGTAGATGCTTGTAGACGCAGAGATTGCGAGGCGGAGCTTTTGACCAAGTCAAATTTAACAAAAAATTCGTCGTAAGCAGAGTCGAGGTCTTTGAAAACGAATTCGGCGCCGGAAATGCTCTGCACTTCGAGCAGCTCCATCGCACCACCTGCGTTTGCTGCAAGTTCTGCCTCCACAAATGCTTTGACGCTTTGCTGTGACGGTGGACGCGTCTCGCTATCGCTGTCCATATCGTCTTCGTCGATAACATCGACAAATGCAGCCGAGCCGAACGCATACGACGGATTGAGCAGCACGAAGTTCGTGCCGTCGTAGACCAGATGATAGATGCCGCTCGTCAGGAGCGCGCCGGCATGCGGGTCATCGCCATCCAGCAGCTTGATGTTGGCGGCAGACAGGCCAGACACTGCCAGCGTAGAAGCGCCCGTGTTGTTTGCCGAGGGTCGAAGCGTGACCAGCTGGCCCGCCGTATAGGTCGAGATGGCAGGCGTCGGCGCCACAGCATAGGCGTTGGCAACCCCCGTATCGGCGGCATAGTTCAGATACTTGATGCTCGAGGTACCGAGGAATGGTGTGAAGGCGTTCGTCGTCGCATTCACCGCGCCGAAAGTAATCCAGTCGGAGCCATCATAGATTTTTAGCAGCCACGGCGTCGCGTTGTCGTCAAGCCAGATGGTACCCGCCACGGCGTAGCTGGGCGCGGTGCTTCCCTTGTGGCTCGACAGCAGCGCCAACTTGCCGGCGTTGTCCTCGTTGCGGTAGGTGAGGCCAGGCTTGTTGGAGCCAATGCTCGGGTTTGCTTGCGACATCGTTCAATCCTTCCGGTCAGAGTTCATAGCCATAACCCTTGGCTATCCAGTCGAACGTGCGGTTGACGCGCGTGCCGGATGCGTTGAAGAAGGCGATGTTGAAACCCGCTTCATCGTTTGCCAAGATTTCGTAATAGTCGCCCGTGGCCATGTTGTAGGTGATGATGGCCAGCGCAGGAACGGCTCGGAACGGCGCAGAGAAATCAACCCGCGTCGAAGGTGTATCCGAAACATCGCTATCAACACCCCGTGCGCCGTCCACGCGGTCGGGCATGTCAACCGTGATAGATAGCTCGCTGATGGATGGAGTCGTGTTTGTGTCATCCGCGAACAGCAGCACGCGGAACTGGTACGCCCGCGCGGTGTATTCGCTGACAATCAGCTTCTGCCATGCCGTCCACGTCGGCGTGCCTGATGGGTCGTCGTTCGTTGTTCTGATTTGAACCTCGATGCGCCATTTCGATGTATCCGCCGAGCCGTCCCAGTTTGGAATGGCATCGACATTCGTCCACAGGTCAACGTTATCTGCACGCTCTACGCCCGTGACTCCGATTGTGGCTGTGACAAGGCTTGTATAGACCGAACCGAGGTCGATTTCGTTGTCGAAATAATACAAGCCTTCCGTGACGTCAGCGTCCAGCTGCAGCGTATCCGTGACAACGACGACATCCTCTTTCACGCCCGCGAAGTCCGGCGACTCCGTTACTGCTTCGACCGCATTAAACCCAAGGATTTCTCCGATGTTGCTGATAATCTCGGCGGCGTTAACGCTCTCTCGCCCGCCATAGTCATAGGCCTTGATGAGGTATGTCCCCGCCTGAGCCGGCACGCCAATGCTTGTCTGCCCGCCGCTGATGCGTGCGAACAGGTCGATGCTGTTCTCCCACGTCGCGCCTGACACCGCAGCGTTGAACTTAATGCGATAATAGTCGAGGTCAACGTCTGGCACCTCGTTCCAGCTCAGGAAGGCCGTGCCGTTAAGGATATTGATGGTGAAGCCCGTCACGTCCGCAGGTGGGTTTTCGTCTCCCGTCACCAGTTGGCTGAACAGGTTCAGCGGTACGGAGGACACGCCTTGCGGGTTGCGGTAGAATACGCGCAGGTCGTAATACTCGCCCGTTTCCAGCCCGAAGATGGTCAGGCGGTTGCCGTTGACGGTGTACTGCGCGTCGTAGAAATCGGTTTCATCGACGCCCTTGGCCTTGAGCACCGGCGTCAGCGGTATCGGCCAGCCGGCAGGGGCTAGCGTCAGGACGGCCGTCGCCGTGAAGGTGCCGTCCGGGTTGCGGATGAGGACATCCTCGTCAGACTGGAAGCTTACCAGCTGCGGCTGCGGCGGCCGCTGCAGCTCTGGCGGTACCGTCACCTGACTGTTAAAAGGCGGGATGGCGCCCGTCTCGGCCGCAATAACGCCAGGCGCATAATCCACACAGGTCAGAGTTGCCGTCTTGTCGCTATTCGGGCGAATTTCCTTGACGATAAGCTCGATGCTTTCCTTGCCCGCCTCACCGAACATGAGCAGGTCGCCCACGGCTGGCCCTTCTGATATAGGGAAAGGCGTCGAGAATGTCAGCACGCGCCCCGTGCCCACAACCGTCTGGATGGTCTTATACAGGCTTACCCCGTTGGCCATGCGCATACGCACGGCATAGGACTTTCCGGAAACCATCGTCACATCGTCGTCGATAGTCACATTAACGACGTTGCCGCCTGACGTGCCCACCTGTTTGATGCGGCCATAGCCGAGCCCCGCGAGCACCACGTCATGGGTGAAGCGCACCAAGTCTCCGCGCGTGCAGACGATATGTTCTACGTCCGCGCTGAAGATGTAATTCTCCGGCCGCAGCAGCAGCGTCGCCATGTAATAGCGCCCAGCTTTCCATGCGAGGTCGGCAGACGTGCAGCCCGGCAGGTCGAGGACGACAAACTCCGTGGCGTTGGCATTGGTGTACCCGTCCTGATAGACGATGCGCTCGTCCCCTTCCCAGCCTTTATCGCGGTTGTTGAACCGGACGCGGAAGGCGTGCGGCACTTCCGGATAGGAAATCTCGCCGCGGAACCCGAAGGTGTTGCGGGGCGTGAAATGCTGCACCGGAACCGTCTGCGCCTTGTCGCGTACGACCGTCCATTTCCCCTCCGGCCGCGCCGACGTTGCCCGCCCAGCGGATGCGATGTTGCCGAGGACTTCCTCGACGCTATCATCGCCGCTCTGCACCGTATTGAACTCATAGCCAGCTGCCGTGCAGGCCTCGTGCCATGCCTGCAGGCCAGCCAGGTCGAGGCGGGAATCCGGCTGCGGTTTCTTGTTCGCCGCATCCTGCAGTACCGTGCGGAATAGCGAGGCGGGGTTCGATGTTACCCGCTCAATCCACGTTTCTGTGGCAGCATCCCAATCGGGAACAATGGAATGCACCACACAGTTGAACCTGTCGATGACGCCGTTCAGTTGGTCGGTCGCCTTGATACGCAGGGCAATCTGGGCAATACCAGTTTTTTGAATAGGCACCACGCTACGGATTGTCCGCAGCGCCGTCCACTTGACCTTGTCGATGATTTTTTGGTCGTCCGTATCCTCGGTGATACGGCGGATGCGCACGTCGTATTGGCCGCGCGGCACCGCGAACCGGACAGAGCGCCGGATGGCAGACGTCTGCTTTGCCGTGACCTCGATGCCGTTGAACTTCAGGCCGCCAGATGCCACGCTGATGCAGTCATCCGTCGCCGTCGTGCTCGGCAGGAAATCGCCTGTGTCTTCGAAAGTCCCATCTGTCAGTGCATCGCCACGCTCATCGATGATACGGCCAGATGGCACATCGTCAGGGTCATCGCTGTATCGCCAGACTTGTGCGATTGGCAGCTTTCCGGCTGGCACTACAGGAATAACCTCATCCTGCTTTCCAACCACGGTGATGCTACCAGAAACAACACTCAAAGAGCCGCTAGCCGGGTCCATCACGACACGATAAACGCGCAGACGGCGTGAGAAAGCCCCGCTTCCCTCTGTCGGCAAGGCCATTTTAGGACTGGTTTGCGCGGCTATTGACTTATAGCTCGTGACGCCTGCACTCCATTCATCAGCGTCGGCAACGGAATACTGCACCTCCAGTTGGACGGTTTCTTCCCGTTTCGCGCCACTGCCGCTAAACCGGACAAGGCCGCCCTCGAAGGTCACGTCGATGCTGATTTCGTCAGCATCTGGCTCAGTCCGGCGCACCTCGAAGCCATTCGCTTCTTCCAGCAGGACGCTCAGGTCGGTTTGGAAAACGGAATCGCTGAACAGCGTGATGGGCTCGTCGTCCTCGTAGCCCTGACGAATTTCGATTTCGACGTCGTCGAATTCGCTCAACGGCGTTTCGCCAATCTTCAGTTCGCTGACCTCCAGCGGCCCGTACCCAAGGCAAAACAACATCCGCAGGTATTGGTCATCGCCAACAGTTTCCGTGTACGGCCGCGCGCCGAGTGGCGGCACATGGCGCATCTGACCGAGAACGCGCGGGACCCGCCCAAAAGGCAGCAGTTGGTTTTGTGCGCCAGAGATAAACAGCGTTGTGCTGTCCTGACCGTTTGACGCGCTGCGCTGTTTCGGTGGCGGCAGCAGGGCATTGATGGCCAGCTTGCCAATGACGCTGACAGCCCCGCCGATAAGCGTGCTGGCGGAAAAGAAAGTCGAACCCGCCCACAAACCCGCCCCCGCAAGGCCAAGGCTTGACGACAGCGCGACGCCGATACCGGGCGCGATGGCCATCACGGCAATGCTTAGGATAGCCGCCAGCGGATTCTTACCGCCGCCGCCCATCGGCACGGCGCGGATATTCAGGACGGAGCCTTCCTTCAGCCTGACGCAGTGCCACATATCGCGCGGCACATAGTCCGGCCCAATCCAGACATGCGCGCCAACCAGCGCACCTACGTCTTTCAAATGCGCATCCACCAGCTCGGCCACGGTACGGCCGGCAGGCACGATGCTGCGCAGCTGCCGCCCGCTGAACGGGCTCGGGCGGGCGATGACCTGGACGCCGTTCTGTTCAGCGGCTTGCATGGCGGTAAAACCCCGTGACGGAACGGCGATAACGCAGGCTGTCGTAGCAGCAGAAGGTCGTGTCGATGCCGTGCTCGACGTGCAGCATCATGCCCTTGTCCATGACCAGCCCGACGTGCATCGGATGGCGGTTATAGCGCAGGACGATGACGTCCCCCTCGCGCTCCCGTCCGGCCTGAACCGAAACCCAGTCCTGCGCCACATCAGCGACCACAGCGCCCAGTTGCAGCGCGTTGCGCGCCAGCGTACTGTCGTACCTCTCGACCAGCGACGGCAGCTTGATGCCGTAGCGCTCGTCATAGACCAGCCGCACCAGCCCCCAGCAATCAAGCCCGCTCCGGTCACGGCCGTGTTCCTTAAACGGCAGACCGATGTAATCAGCCGCCCATGTTGGTGTGCTCATCAGAAAATCCCCGGAAAGTCAGCAGGATTGAACGTGTCGCCCGGATACGGCTCAGCGGTGAAATACTCGACCGTCAGGTCAGCCTCGACCACGTTGACGTCATAGGTGACGTTGGACAACGTAAAGTCAGGAAATTCGGCCTCTATGACATCGGGGTCGTCAGTTCGGATGACCATGAAATGCGCGGTCGGCGCCGGCCGCAGCGTGCGGATGGTGGCGACGATTTCACGCGTGGTGTTGTCGATACGCAGCTTCGCCCGCGGCGCCGCATTCTCGTCGTCATCGGGCAGCGACAGCTCGAAGGGAAAGGCGCTGTACGTCTCGCCGTTCGAAACGATGTCCTCGCCGCTGTCGTTGAACCGCAGGGGTTCCTCAAGGCTCGGATGTTCGATGACCAGCAGGTACGCGAAGCAGGCGTCTGTTTCCTGCGCGAACAGCTCGGCCTTGCTGGCATCGCTGACAGCGCGGCTCACGGCAGCACCTCAAGGCTGACCGTCACTTGATAATAAAGGCCGTTCATCGAGGCGTACTGCGGCGGCTCGTTAAAACGCGCCGTAACTGTCGCGCCCGTGCGGGGATGCGTGAAATCGAAGCCCAAAGCCCCACCTGCCGTATCCTCCGCAAAAAAAGTCTGTATTTCATCGACCTGTGCCGCGCTTAATACATAAGCCACGCGGATACTGCTGACATTGGACGTCGTGCGGCGGCGCACCTTTGCCGGCCCAACGTCCATCTGCGTGCGCACGATATTGTTCGCCGGCTGCTCCTGAAAGCTATTCGCCAAAGGCGCAGGCAGGGTGTCCGGAAACGTTGGCATGTTTACCTCGTCGTCAGGCTGGGCCGCAGGCCGCTCGATTTGCGCAGGGCGCGGGAAGAGCGCGATGACGGGTCAGCAAGAACGTTGGAAAACATCTCGTCTATGGTGACCATGAGGTCACGCCCGCCGCTCGTGTTCGTGCGCTCCTGCGTCGATACCTGCGCGCCGGCGTTGTTATAGATGTAGGTGTTGTTGATAGAGCCACCCCCGCCGCGCTGGCCTGCAGGAACGACATAACCGCTGTTACGCCCCATAACGAGGCGTTCCGGCCCGTTCTCGCCCACTAGATAGGACATACCCGGGTTTACGGAGCCGCCACCGGAGCGTGCACCGCCGGAACCGCCGAACAGGGAACCGAAGAAGCTGCTCGCCATGTCCGACAACGGCGTCAGAACGCTGTTCTGAAAGCCATCGCTGGAGACGATAGACTGCAGGACATTGCGGGCAAGGTCGCCAAAGCTGCGCAGCTCGGATGAACCGCGCGAAATATCTTTAAACAGGCCGGAGAAGGCCTCTTCAAAGCTATCACCGAGGGTTTCGGCGCTCTTCGCTGTATCCCTTACAGTGCGGTTCAGCTTACCTGTTGCTGTATTGGCGTCATTAATGGGAGGCAGCAACAAAGGCAGGTTTAGGTTCGTTTGTGAGGTTTGCGTCTGGGTTGTTGTGCCCGACAACCCCCACTCAGCGAAACTTTTACCAGATGTTTGCTGCCTTACGATTTCAGCGCGCTTTGCCTTTGCTTCCTCAATTTTGAGCAATAGCTCTCCGCGACTTCCGCCAACGCCAGCCTTTATCGCCGCTTCATAGCGCCTAATGTCGTCTTCCAGCATCTTCATGTTGATGCTGTCGCGTGCATTTCCGGTCATGTCGTAGAGTTTGCTGAGCATCTCGACGGACTTCAGCAGACCTGACGCAATCAGGCCGATAAGCTGGCCGAGGTTGTGGAATGCCTGCGCAAGCGCAGGGTCTTTTGCCATGTTCGTGAAATCGCCGAACGCGCTGGCATAGGATTCCAGCACACCGACATCGAAGCTGGCCTTGAGCGTCGTTCTCAAGGATTTCATCTGGCTGTCAGCGTCCGCAGCCTTCTTGACCATTTCCTCGGACATGACCCCGCCCATGTTGCGCAGCTCGTCTTCGTACTTCCGGATACCCTCGATGCCCTCGCCGAGGAGCTTTGCCATTGCAGGGCCTGCCTGCTTGCCGAAAAGCTGGGCGGCAATCGCCTGCCGTTCAGACTGGTTTCTGACCTGCGCCAGCGCGGCGATGGTGTCGTTCAGGACGTCGGTCGTCGGGCGAAGCTCCCCGCGCGCGTCGCGGATGCTCACACCCAGAGCCGCGAAGAGCTCGGAAAGGCCTTTATTTCCCGTGGCAGCACTACCAAGGCGCATGCTGAACTGCGCCAGCGCGGCATCGGTTTGCCCGATTTCCACGCCGTTGGCCTGAAACGCATAGCGCAGGATTTGGATGCTTTCGGCGCTGACCTTCGTCTGCTGCGAAAGGTCATCAAGCTTTGCCGCAGTTTCGAGCGCTCGGTTGCCGACCGAAACAGCTAGAGCACTGCCGGCCACGATGGCAGCGCTGCGCAGGTTGAAGATGGCGTCCGTGGCCTTCCGGATGCCCTCGCGGACGCCCGACATGGACAGTCCGCGTTCGATATCCTTGCCAGCTTTCTTGCTGGCCGAAACGGCCTCCTGCAGCCCCCGCTTATAGTCCCTGTCATCGAGGGACATTCGGGCAATGATGTCTTCATTGCTCATCGGGGAACCTCTGCATCATGTCGTTAAGGAAATCTTTGGAAGGAACATCCGGAGCCGGTGCCGGATGGTTTGCCGCCAGCCAGCCATCGAGCGCCGCCATCACATCGAAGTAGGTCGCCTCGTCCCAGAACTGCCGGGGAGACCACCCCAGCACGCCGAAGAAAAACTCCTGCAAAGCGCGGAAGTTTATGCGTGCTGGGCTTGTCCTTCCCCCTGTTCGGGCGCTCCCGCGTTCTTGAGCGGGACGTTCAGGATGGCCATGACCACCGTCGAGACAGCATTGATGCAGCTCTTGTGGTCGGCCAGCATGTCCTCGTCGGTCACCTTGCCAGCGGTAGCCAGGCGGATGACGTTGAAGACAGCCGTCAGCTTGACCTGCCCTGTCAGCAGGTCATGCCCGAGGCCAAGCACAGAGCCCGCCACGTCCTCGATTTCGGCAAGCAACTGCATCGACACGCGAACACTGTAATGCTTGCCATTAATCGTGATTTTGATTTCGCGGTGCGGGTTCATCGGTTATGCCGCAGGCGTAAAGGTGCCAGCACCGGAGCGCACCAGCGTCACCGAGAAAGTCTCGGCGTTGTCATGCGCACCTGTGCGGTTGTAATCCTGCACGACGAACGCGGCGGCGTACTTGTCACCGTTCGGGAACAACAACTCGAAGTTCTTCGACGTGCGGGCGAAGGCAGCCGCGCGCAGCGTTTCCTCGGCCGTATCGTCCTTGAAAATGCCGTCCGCAGAGATGGACATGGACTGCACGCCGGCATCGGCCAGCATCGTCTGAATGCCAGCGTCGCCAGTGGTCGTAGTATCGACGGGGTTGTTGTTCAGCGTCATGTTGTTGGTGCGGATTGCGCCGATAGTCGCGAAAGTCTCGCTTTCGCCGCCGCTTCCGATTTTAAGAACCATGTCGCGGCCCTTCTGTGCTGCCATGTGAGGTACTCCTGTTTGGCTGTTGAAAACTACGAGGTAGGCTCGGTCGTGACCCGGAAAGAGGTCATGGCCGAATAAGTGACGCCATCGCCCTGCCGGAACGTGGACGAGGTCAGAAAGAGCGTGTCGATATGCGTATGTCCGCTGATGGTCAGCGCCTGACGGTTCAGCGCGGCATAGACCGCGTCCATCATCTGGCGCACTTCCTTCCGGCCGCGGTACCGCGACCAGCAGTAGATGTTCACGCTGACCTGCGCACCGACGCCGCCCTGTGTATCGAACGGCACAGACGTCATGTCATCGACGACGATGTACGGATATGCCGTTCCTTGCGGCACGTCGTCATAGACCCGCTGCGAGACGATGGCCGTCAGGGCCGCCGAGGCCTTCAGCTTGGCAACGATGGCCTGCTGCACCGCCCACTGTGAATCCGCGCTCATTCAGAAACCCTCTTGAGAATGTTCCTGACGCGGCGCGTCAGCACCTTTTCGGCATAGTCCCTAACCAACTGCTTAAACGGGCGCGGCGCCATCTTTGTGGTGCCACCGTCCAGAAGGTCGGAATAGCCGACGTTGTTGACCAGTTCCTTCGTAAAGGGCTCGCGGGTTCGTGTGTAGAACGCCCGCACCAACCCGCCCCTGTCTGTTTTCGGCGGCTCACCCGGCGCAGAGCGCTGCGCCACGATGCCGCCCCTCTTGTACGTCTCACCAGACCGCGCGCCGGTGCTGATAATCCTGATGGCCTCGTTTCGGGCGTCCTCGCCCGTAACATCCAAGGCCGCTTTGGCCAGTTGCTCGTGTTCTTCCAGCAGCCGCTTCATACGGCGGTCAAGGTTCGTAACGTCAACCTTGGTGCTCACTGCGCGACGCCTTCCTCGGCCAGAAGCTCCGTCCAGCAGTCACGCTCCTCGATGTGCCGGATAGACCGGATGTTGAACAGCCGCCCGCCGAAGTTGATGCGCATGGCCTCGATGACCTCAGGCTTGTGGCGCAGCGTGATGCGGTGCGTCACTGACGCCTGCATCTGCTGCCCGAACAGCACCTCGCGACCGGACAGCGGCTCGACTCGAGCCCAGACCGTGGGTGTGTCGGAAATGTTGGCCCACGTCGAAGCAGAACCGCCGCCGCCGTCATCAGCGCGGGTTTCCTGCTCGAACGTGATGCGGTGCCGGAGCTTGCCAATCATGACAGCCGCATAATCCGGTATTGCCCCAGAAGCACGCCCGCGCCGGTGTTGGTGATAGCGGTGTCGCCATCGTCGCCGCGGTTCTCATACAGGTATGCGACAAGGCGCAGGATGGCCTGTTTGATGAGCACGGGCACGTTGCCGGCAGCGCCATAGCCCGCCGTGTACTCGATTTCGATACCGTTGATGGTCTTCGTCGGCAGCGGGATGGTGCCGCCCATGCGCAGAGCCAGACGGCCCGGCGTGGCCTTATTGTCTATATGGTAATTCGATGCAGGCCAGACGGCCGCCCCGTCGTTGTCGTCATAGACCGTGACCGCAACGACGCTGGCCAGTGGCGGATACGGAAGCTCGATTGCGCGCACGGGGTCGCCAACGTCTGCACCTTCGCGTACACCGTCCCACCATTCGCGCTGCGCGGCCTGTGAAGGCCAGCGGTCCAGATACATCTGGAAAGTGCGGGTCAGGAACACCCGCCCCGTGAATTTCTCGGCCGCGTCTGTCGCGGCGGCGATAAGCCACTCTATGAGGTCGTCCTCTGTTTCCGCATCCACGCGCAGCTGTAGCTTGGCTTCCTCCAGCGATACCGGAAAGCCAGACGGCGCGGTTTTAACGACGATGCGAAACGGTTCGGTCATGATGCCCTCGCGGAAAAATGGGCGGGAGTGTTAAGCCCCCGCCCGTTTTGCTTAGTCCTGCACAGGCAACTGAGCGCCAAGCGCAAGGATGCCAATCATCGACATCGGGATGCCGTTGGTATGCGTGCCGGTCATGTCGGGGAACAGGCGGTAGAAACGCTTGCTGCCCTTGTAGCCGGCGCGGACGACGACATCGTCTTCGGCGTTGTCATCGATTGTGCAGATGATGCCATTCGCATCCGGCGCGCTCACGGCAGATGCCGTGGCGTTGCTGGAAACATCTACGTCAGCAGCAGCACAGGCAGTCCAGTCGGTGCCGTTATCGCTTTCCTGCGCCTTGACTTCGACTTTTACGGAGCCGGACAGGGTATCGCCGGTTACACCGACGCTAAGGATAGCCTCGGCTGCGTCATAGCCTTTGCAGTCCAGCGGGGTTGCGGGAGCTGCCTCGGTGTCGTTGTTGACGACAATCGGGGTCAGCATTTTCACGACCTTGATGTCGGTGTGAATTGCACGGTTGGGCATGGGAGTGTCCTTTCAAACGGGGAGGAAAAGAAAGGGGGCGACCGTGAAGCCGCCCCCAGAGGGTGCTACGGTGCTACGAAGAGTCTTACGACGTGCCGAACTTCATCAGCTTGATGGCTTCGAAGTTGATGACGTCGCCGCCAACGCGCTTTGTCGTATAGAACTTGACGTAAGGCTTGGCGGTGAGGGCGTCACGCAGGATGCGAACGCCCATGCGGTCAACAATCTGGTAACCGGCGTTGAAGTCACCGAAGGCGATAGAGAAGCTATCGGCCTCGATGTCCGGCATGTCCTCGGCTTCCGTCACGGAGTAGCCGAGCAGCAGGCCGCCCTGCTTCGCTTCGAAGTTCGGCTGCCACAGGTAGTTATTGTCGCCGTCCTTCAGCTTGCGCACCTCTGCCAGCGTCTTGCGGTTCATCATCCACACGGCGCCGTTGCGGTACGCGTTCTTGAGCGAGAACATCAGGTCGATGAGCTTGTCGCCCGGGTCGGCATCAGCGAAGTCTGCCGACTTGCCCGAAACCACATACTGCAGCTTACTGAACGCAGATTTCGTCTGCTTCGTGGACTGCTTGTCGTGATTAAGGAAGCCGCGCGGCTTGCGGATGCCATCTCCGTTGATAAACGCAGCGTTCTCGGTGCGCGAGAGCTTTTCGGACACCTTGCCAGCCAGCCAATCCTCGACATTGAACATGGCATCGTCGAGAATTTTCTGCGTCACGCGCGGCTCCGCGTACAGCTCATGCACGGGAATGCGCCATTCGCCCAACTGCGGCGAACTGGTCTCGGTGCGGGCCTGCGTCTCACCCACCCAACCGGAGCTTGCCTCGTCGTTATCGTAGATACCTTCAAGTGCATCGGTGCCGATGGTCACGACATTGGCGACCTGGCGCATGGGAGAGGTTTCATAGACCAGCTGCACGATGCGGCCAGATGTGTCCGGACGCACGAGATAGCCGCCATCCGGGTTGGAGCCGACCGAAAGCGCCTTCTGCTCTTCATAGCCAATATGACCACCTTGTCGCATATACCGGTTGAGGGCTGCGCCATAAGCTTTCAGGCCATCGACGTTGACTTCGACGCCAGCCTGCAGGCTGAAGTCAGCCGCCTTCTTGTCGAGGTCTTCGCCGTCAGAACCGCCCACGCGGGAGCGCTTTGCAGCGGCTTCCAGCTGGTCGATACGCTCGGCCTGCTTCTTGTGCGCATCGTCGAGCGACTTCTGCGCCTTTTCCAGTTCGGCTTCGATGTTCTTGAGCTTCTGCTCGGTCACCGCGTCGCTCGCACCTTTGGCTTCAATCTGCTTCAGGCGTTCGTCGTTGGCCTTCTTGAATTCGGTGAAAGCCTTGCCGAGGTTGTCCACCGCCGTCTTGACTTCGGGCGATGCACCGTCCTGTGCCGCATCAGCTTTGCGCTCGACGGGCACGTTCTTTCCGTACTGCATGAAAATATTCCTTATGCTTGGGTTGCTTGGTTGATTGAGAGCGTGAGCGCCTCAATCGCTTGGAGGGTGTCGTCAGCGTCCCGCTGAAGTGCTTTGAAGCCGTGCGACACGATGGTCTTGGCTTCGGTACGCGAGAACCCTGCATCCCGCAGGAGTTCCTCGAATTCTCTTTCCGTCTTCGGACGGTCGTTCTTGACGGCCGTGGTGCGCGCCACGGTCAACGCGGGGAAGGTCACAATGGACACTTCCAGCAACTCGACTTCTTTCAGATGGCGAATACCCTTGCTGTCGCGCTCGCTGTCAATCGTGCGGTAGCCGATGGACAAACCCGTCACGACGTTCTCTTTCATCAGGGCGTAGGCTTCGCGTCCCTTCTGCACGTCCATCAGCAGCTGGCCACGCACGAACAGGCCTTTGCTGTCCTCGCGAATCTCCAGCCACTTGCCGATGGGCTGCGCGGCATCGTGCTGCCACAGCAGCGCCGGCATACGGCCTGCGCGCGCCTGTGCGTCGATGGACTTCTTGAACGCGCCACGCTCGACCACGTCGCGGACGTTATCGACCACGCCAAAGACCGAGGCATAGCCCTCGAATTCGCCGTCCTTGCCGGCGACGAATTTGATTTCGGTCAGGGCGTTTTCAAGATTCTCTGGCATGGCGTTTACTCCTCGTCGTCCTCGGCGTCCATCCACGCCAAATCCGGATACTTGTGCAGCAGGTTGCAGCGGCAGTTGATGACTTCCTCGGCAGGCCCGTTCGGGTCGCCGGGGAAGCGCAGCAGCGCGTCACCGACCATGAACAGGTCGCCCTTTTCTCGCTCTTGGCCGTCAGCATCGGCATGCGTCGGACGTGTCCGTGCGCCCTCCGTGGAGGCCCAGACATTCACCCGCGTGCCGAGGTTAAGACTGTCAGCGATGGCCTCGGTGGCATATCCCGCAGCGGCATGTACTTCCGTGCGGGCAATCGTCACGGCACGCGCGCGGCCTAGCAGCCCGCCCGTTTCCGTGCGGATACGCTTGGCGATTTGCTCGACGTTCTCGCCCTCGGCCTCGCCCTCGATGACAGCGTGTCGCACCTTGTCGCGCGTAACGCCGGCAATGCGTTGAGCCTTGGTGAAAGACCATGTCGAAACCCACCTGCGAAAGTTCTCGCTGAACTCGTTTTGCGCGTCCTTGGTCTCGCGCAGCGGAAAGTGTTTGACCGTCTCCCGGATGTAGCCCTGCGCGAAGGCCTCGCCCGTGCGGCGGTAATGCTTCGCCAGAATCTGCTGCAGGTTTGCAGCATGGTGTTCCATCGCGCGTTCGAAGCTCCTGCCAGACACCAGCGCCATCACGGCCTGATGTCCTGCGCTTCGCATCTCGTCCAGCAGCTCTTTCCGGAGGCGCGGTTCAAGCCGCAGCATCCGGACGTGCTGTTCGCGCCAGAGCCTGACCCGTTCAGCCCGGCTGTTCTTCGTCAGAATCATCAGAGCCCCCCGCGTCGCCGTAGGCGTTACGACCCGCGGCTTCGGCTTCGTCCTCGGTGCTCTCGATGACGTCCTTGACCGTGTCCAGCGGGATGGCGCCTGCGCTTACCAGCAGCAGGTCGCCACCGTCGATGTCTTCGTATCCGACCGCAGCGCGCTTCTCGTTGATGGTCAGGAAATCAGCCGTTTTTACCGCTTCCCACTTTTCCTTGCGCCGCGGCTCAAGCGCGCCGATGCTATCTACATCGTAATCAAGGCGCAGACCTTCTCCGTACAGCGGCACCAGCCAGCGGTTCAGCTCGTCGCGTACGGTATCGATGAGCGGCAGAACTGCATCATCAAACAGCGCCAGCCGTGCCTGCTCGAAATTGGCAAAGGTCAGAGAGCCCTCGATGCCAACCAACTGGGACGGCACATGGTACGCAAGCGCGATTTCCTGCGCTGATAGGCTTTTGCCTTGCAGCCAATCCATGTCCTTCGGGGTCATGGCCATTTCTTTCCAATCGAGCCCCCCCTCAAGGATGAGCGGACGGCCAGCATTGTCGGAGCCGGAGATGGCAGCTTCCAGTTCATTACGCAGTGCTGCGCGCTGTTCTTCTGTCAGCGCGCTTGGAGCATCTGGCGACGTCGGCGTATAGACCAGCGCACCTGTCGGACGTCCGGAATTCGCCAGCAGCTTGGCGTTCCACTTGCCCGCCTCGTTATGCTGGTCGATGCTGAAGGCCGCAGCCTCCAAAGGGCTCATGCCATACCAGTCATCGAGTGGATTGAACGATTTGACATGCAGCACGTCGGAACGGCCGTTCAGTGCATCAATAGCGAAATCTACGGATTCTCCGCCCACAGTGTAGCGGTAGGCCGCCGGCACGCCATTAAGCCCCGGGATGACCTTCATGCGGTCCGGGCGCAGCGTCCACAGCTCTTTCGGTTTCAAGCCTGCCGCGACGTTCTCGACGTAGGCGTTTCCGGCAATCAAATAGAAGGCATAAAGAGCTTCAAAGAACTGCGCACCGCCCTGCATGGGGTTTGGTTTGGCCAGCAGGTCGAGCAGCGGATGTGTCTCGATTTCTTCATCGCCTTTGTACAGCAGCCAAGGCACCGCCGCCGCGCTCTGGGCGATAAGACGGATGCAGCGGTAAGCGATGATGTTCTGCTGGTATCCCTCTCTTGAAAAGCTAGCGTAATCGCGCGGCGTGGAACGCGGCTGACCTGCACCGAACTGCACCATAATCGGCGCCGCGCGGCTGGCCTTTTGCTCCCGCGTGCTCCAGAGAGCGCGCCATGCGTCTGCGATACCCATCTATTCACCCGCCCCAGATGCGCGGGCCGGCAGCGACGCGCCCGAGCATGAGCTCGGTGAGCGCCCAAACCTTTGCGTCAAGGCGGTCAGGCGAACGCTGGTCTCCCGTCGCGTCCCAGCTCGTAAGCTGGTCTTCGAGCTTTTCGAAAATGCCGACATGATGCACCCGTCCTTGTTCCGTTAACGCTGCGATAGGCTCCGCCCGCGCGCGCTTACCGCGAGAGGCATGCACGGCCTTGAACGCGACCCCGCTGTCGTGGGTGCGCACCGTGTGCTCGACCATCTCGCCTCCATTGTTGACCTCGCCGACGATGCGGTCGGCGCCGTAATCGTGATACGCGGCCACGGCCTTTGCCGCCCATTGTCCCGGCTTGTATCGGCCAGACAGGTCGGCCAGCACATAGCCGTGGTCGTCCTCGCCCAGACCAGCCACGATGATGCCGGTTTCGTCTGAGCTTTCCTTCGAAGTCGCGGCAGGGTCGATGGCGACCACAATGCGCTTCATGGCGGGCAGCTCGTCCCGTGCTTTACGGTTTTTGGCGATGGTTTCCCGCGTCCATAGCGCGCCCAGCACTTCCGTCTGGAATGCCTCGGCTACGGTGAACGGATACTCGCGCCGAAACTGGCTGACGTTGCCGCCGAATTCGATAATCTTGTCCCGCCGCCAGACCAGCTGCGCATCATCAAGCCCGAATTCGCGCTTGAGCGACAGCTCGTCAGCTGTGGGATTGAATCCCTCAGGCACCGGCTTGCGGTATTCGTCCTGCCAGTACCATGGCACGAAGACCAGTTGGTAATCGCCGTGGCCGCGGTGCGCCTCCATGCACATCTCGTAAAAGCGCCCCTGCGCGCCCGCCGACGTGCTTTCGAGTATGATTTCGGTATCCGGCAGCAGCGGCACCGCCTGCAGGACGCCAGCGACGTGGCTATCTGCGTTCGGCCAGTACGCGACCTCGGAACCGTGGAAATATTGCAGCGTCTCCGAGCGCCCTGTCCCCTTCGAGCCCGCCGTGCTCACCTTGTATGAGCTGTCCAGCCTGTCGAAAATGATTTCGCGCGCGTTCGATGCCCGCGTCGTAGGCTTCACCAGCAAAGGGCAGTTTTCGTGGAACCGCTTGGCCATTCCGAACAAGTTCTGCGTCGCATCGTCAAGGTGCGTCAGGATGAATGCCCGCACGCCGCGGCGGTGCGTCACTTTCCAATAAAATCGCCCCTCCGTATAGGTAGATGCCCCCTGCTGCCGCCCCTTCAGAAGCAGCGCGCGCACATACCCCTTTTCCTTGAGCTGGCCTTCCAGCCGCTCATGGATGTATAACTGCGCCTTGTTCAGCGCCAATGGCCTGACACGTCCCTCTTTGGTGCGTATATGCAGGCACCGCGGCGCGTAATGTACAAAATCATCCTTCAGCTTCTGCCGGATGCGCTTTTCGCGGTCACTCAAGAACATCCAAGGCGTCCTCGTGCGGCCTATCGGCGCCGCCTGCTTTCGGCCCCTTGCTCCACAGCGCCGCCTTGCGGTTGTGCAGCCAAAGTGCCAGCGCCTGTGTATCCGGAGGCGCAGCTCGGCGTACCGACACGACCTTGACCTCTTCCGTTTCCTTGACCTTGCGACCATCCGCGTATTCGGTGGTCTTGACCTTGAACGCAACCTCTTCCGTCCATTCCGCACCGCAGGCGCGCTCGTGCAGTTTGGCTGCGACCTCGGCATCGGCTTTCATCTTGCCCGCGCGTATGGACTCAAGAAATTCGGGAAAATCTTTTTTCCACGCGTTGAAGGTTTGCTCCGAAACCTCAAAGAATTCAGACATTTCGCGGTCAATCAAACCGAGCAGCGCAAGTTTATAGACCTGCTTGGCGTATTCCGCGCGATAACTCGATGGCCGCCCGCGCTTTTTGCCCGCTTTCTTCTGCTTTGACATCAGCGCGCCCTCGTAAAAAAAAGCCCCGCCAGCACAAAAGCACCGGCAGGGCACAGGTCAGCGGCCACGGAGGCAGCCGCCAGCGAATGGTTGCGCAGGCCTGAATCGAACAGGCGACCTCCGGCTTATGAGACCGGCGAGCTTCCGCTGCTCCACCGCGCAGGAATTGACAGGGGGACGGGCCGTCAACCGTCCCCCAGATACGCAGCCTACACATGGCAGGGTGCGCAAAGCCCGATGCCGAAGCAGAGCGGGGATAAACGGGGTCAGCTCCAGCAGCGCGAGCTGTTGGGTTTCACAGGGTGAGGGCAGCGCGAGGAGCCGCCGGAGCTGATTTCGATGCGGCGCAGCCATCAGGAGACGAAGACCCCGGAAAGGCTCTCGACGGTGCGCGGCGGGATATGTGCGAGGAAAAGAAAAACCCCGCACCTTTCAGGACGGGGTCTTATGCAGTGCCACTTCGGGCATCTATCCGAAATCATGCCTTATCTGTCCCCGACCGTCAAGAAGATTTTGACTGCCTCGATAAAAGAGAAGCAGAACATAGCATTGCTCAATAAAAGAAGCACAAGGATGAGCAAAGCAGGCTTCATCGTTGGGTAATAGCCTGGATAAGCTCTTTTGGCCATCACTGTTTCTCCTTCACAATGCGCAGGCCGTTAGCCCGTATGTGTTTTATAATAATCTGCGCTGCTGTATCTCCGAACTGTCCTTGATGAAGTTTATAGTCACGCAAAGACTGCACCATATACGAAGATGCTTCGTCATCCGTCACCGTCTCCACGGCTTCGATGCGGTCTAGGGTGGTGAGGGCTTCAACAATCTTATATCCGACGTTTCTTAAAACGGAGGCTCGGTGGTCTGTGTGTTTGGTGACAAGTTCTGATGCATACTCCAAAGCCTCGCGCACGGTTTTATGGTCGGTCATATCAATAATCCTTGCTTTGCTTGTTCAATATGTTTTTCAGTGATGCCGCCGTTCCATTTGAACCACTTAACCGAGCCTTTAGGGGCAATGCCTCTGTTTTCCAAAAGCTGAACCGTATCCATTGGCGGCATGTCTAAAAATTCAGCAAGTTCTATAACGATGCGGCGCGTCAGTTTTGTCGTATTGTATTTTTTGCGCCTAACATCAATCATTTGTTTCAATACATCGTTATCCATCCCGCCCCTCCTTCCCGCCGAGCAGGGCGAGGGCTTTGATGCAGTTTTCCTTCGCTGTGTTTAGCCATGCCGTAGCGTTCTGGATTTCGTTCAGGTCTTTCTGTCCTGACATGTTTATAAACGTCTGTGCGCCGCGAACCGCACTATCCGCGTCATGTATCAGCGCGGTCAGGCCTCTCGGCACGGCGGGGGGTTGGAGGGTGGTTTTGATGCGCTCGTAAAGCGGTATCGGCACCGCCACCTTGTCGCTGTAAACCGCTTGGCATCGCATATCGTCCAGCAATTCCCGCTTCTGCGCGTCCGTTGGCTGCGGCAAAACAGGCGCGGGTGGGGCGGTGAGGGCTTGCTTTAAACGGTAAAAGTCATCCGTAACGCCATCATACATTACCCTTCCGAGTGACCAGTTGTGTATTCTTTCAAGCGCATCCAGCGCGGCTTTGGTTTGGTCGGTCATTGGGTTTTCCTTTTTTCTTCAAGTCCTAAAGCCATAAGGCAAGCATCAGAGATAATTCCAAAAGACTGCTCAATCGTCATCATCTCCCGAATACCCTCTGGCAAAGGATGTGTTTCATTTTCGATGTATGCTCTATCAATGGTGACGGTGATTTGTATCTTCTGTGTTTCAGGACAATCAAAGAACTCTATATTCATCACTCCCCTCCATTGTGTTTCTCGTAGGCGGCGAGGGATTGCCATAGGTCTTCAAATAAACCAACGCCGAGGAACGGGTACTCAGGCTCTCCATCTTGACAGACAATTTCGGAATGAAATTTCAATTCCTGTATCTCTTTAGCCATCCCCTCACACAACTCCCGCAGCGCGTCACGCTCGGCGCAGGCGGCGGTGTATAGGTCTTCGTTGACATAGGTTGCCAAAGAGTCAGAGCTATCCTCCGACCATTTAATGTCGCCTTCGCACGGGCAGCGAAACAGGCTGATTTCATCCGGCATCAGTTCGGGGGTGGTGGTCATTCAATACCTCTTGTTGTTGCGACGCTCCCGCGAGAGCGTCTCGTTGAACATATCCAGCGCCTCGCTCAGCGCCGCCAATCCTGTGCCGCTTCGCATGCGGTTAGCGCGCTCTGCCTCGCGCAGCCCCATGCCAACCACGGCCACGTCCAGCACGAAGCGCAGTGATTTGCCCTCCTGCCGCATCCGGTAAGCCCAGAGGCGATACGCGACCATCAGCGTGGCGCCGCGCTCGATGTCGCCCCCGCCGCCAGGGGTGCGGAAGGGGTTGAACGTCTGCCAGCCGATTCCGGCAACAATCATGCGGTGCGCGGCATAGACCAACTCCAAGGTCTCAGCACGGTACGGCCCGATGCCGTCGAACAGGCGCTTGTCCTGCGCCACGCGCATGCGCTTTTTACCCGCCGCGGCGTCGGTATCGCGCTCCAGCTCTTCGACCAGCCATTCCTTGCGGCGGCGCACCTCGTGGATTTTGCGCAGCACCTTGTCGCTGATTTCATCTTCCGGCCGCCCCACCCCTTCGGTCATACGTCATCCCCTTTTCTGGCTTGTCAGGTGAAATTTGCCGCAGAACTGGCATCGGTACGGCCGCAGCATCGTTTTTTTCTTCCACTTCCGGCGCTCCATCGGAAACATGCGCGCGTACTTTTCGGCATCGCCTTTGTTCTCAAACCAGCGCTTTGTGCAGCGCGGCGGCATCAGGGCAGCTTTTCCAGCACGCGGCGCACCTCCGGCATGTGCGGCGCCGCATTTGCCTGCAGGTGCCCCGGAATGCGCAGGCGGCGCCCATGCGCGTCCTCGACCAGCTCGGCGTGGCGGAAGATATTCCGCACCGCGTTGCCGCCTATCTGGTCAGCGAGCAGGAGCTGCCATTCGCTGGGCGTCCAGCCCTCGCCAGTAGCGATGCGGTTCAGGAGAGAGCGGGTCATGCGTTGACACCTCCAAACAGGTTTTCAGCTTTTTCCGTGGCGGCGCGGATGGCGGCCGTGGTTTCCGCGCTGCGGTTGGCACGCGACGGGATGGTGCGGAAGCTCCGGACAACGACGCGCTGCGATGCAAGGCAGACCTCGATGTCGCCGAAGGCTTTGAACAGCTGGCCGGTGTATTTCGCGCGGACGGTGTCAAAGCACAGCACACCGCGGCGGGTCTTGCCGTCGAAGAACATCCGTTTATCGCTCAGGCTTGCCAGCCCGAACCAGGCATGAACCTCGTGCGGCGCCATGACGCGCAGGAGCTCGAAATGCCACGGCTTGGCTTCCCAGCCGAATTGCTTTTCGAGGCGACGCAGCACCTCAGCAGGGTCAGCCCTGCCCGTCTTGGTTTCACTTTCGGTAAACTGCACGGCGTTCCTCCTCTCGTTGCTTTTTCTCGACGGTTCGGCGCACCCAGTTGCGCCATGTCGCCGGCCAGTCCAGCTTCACGCCCTTCTGCCCCGGCTGGGCATGCCAGTAATCGCAAAACACCTGCATCTCGGCGTTGATTTCCTCGGCGCTCAGCCCCTGTTCGAGCGCCCACCTGCCCCATGCCTGCGCGGTATCGCCCTCTCCCTCCCGGCCAAGGAACGCCTTCAGGCGCTCTGCGCGCTCGGTCTTGGGCTTGGATTGCGGCAATGGCTTGGCAGGGCTTGGCGCGGCTGGCGCGTCGGGTGCTTCCCTTCCCCTCCCATCATCCGCGGCGGGGGTGGCGACGCCACACGGCGGCGCGTTCTCCTCTTCCTCTGTCTCTCTCTCTTCCTCTGTCTCTCTCTCTTCCTCTGGGCTAGCATCGCGCTCCACCTCTGCTAGCGGCGCGCTAGCGTCCTGCACCACCTCAAGAAATCCGCTTTCAATCAATGGCTTAATCGCGCTCTCGATTTCATCGACCGAAACGCGGAGCCGGAAGGCAATTTTTTTCAGGTTGTAGTCAAGGAGGCCCGCGGATGGGTCTTTGTACTCGCTTGCTAGCAGCCAAATCATGGGTGCTAGCGCTCTGCTAGCAAGCGGCAAGCATTGAAAATCGAAGTCATCAAGCAGGCTCTTGTGGAGCTTCACCCACGCCGGATTCCTGTCCTTGTAATGCTGGAAGCTGCTCCAGTTTGCGACGCGCAGGTACATCATTGCAGTGCCTCTATGGTTATACGTCCCGCGTCGCTCCACCGCTTTTCTGTCCAGATTGACCAGACATGGCTGTCGTCGCCGAAAACGGCATCCATCAGCGCTTTGCAGAGGTTATCGACGTCGGGCTTTTGGGTATGTGGCTGCCCGTTCATGGCAGCCCGTTTCTTGGCGCTCCAGCTGCCGGGCATGGCGATGTAAAACACCACCTTGCACGGCACCGGAATGTTCACCCCACGCGCCCGTACCTCGTCCTTGAATGCGTGATAGGCAAGGACAGCCGGACGGCCTTTCCAGCGGTCACGCTGGGTCATCCGCGGCTTTGATACGGGCGCGATGGGGTAAACCTTGCGCATCAGGCAGCTGCCGCTCTGGTGTTATCGGCAACGGGCGTGTCGTCGTCGTCACTATCGCCGAGGGCGAGATGCGACTGGTCGGCCTGAATATCCGGCGGCGCGCGCTCTCCGGTGTATTCGGCGGCATCGCTGACGACCATCAGAACGGCCAGACCTTGGCTGTCAAAGACGCTGTGGCGCTGCTCGTCGTGCTTGTTCATCTTCACGACGGCCTTGATGCCGTCCTTGATGGTGACCTGTTCCAGCGTGCCCGCGATGACCTTGCGGCCGTCGGCGGCAATCGTGCGCACGCAGCGGCTCACAGCACGCTCGCAGCGCGCGTTGATGTCATCGGCAAGGCTGCGCTGTTCATTCTCCGTCAGCTGCTGCCAAGGCTTCGGCAGCGTGCGTACGATATCGAGGACGACGTCGCGCAGGTCACCTGTCATGGTTTCCTTTGCGATTTCATCGCCTGCGGGTTCATCCGCACCATCGACGGACGCGCCAGCTGCGCCAGTCTCCAGCTCCTTATCAACGGTTTCTTGGGTTTCGGTTTTCTTCTTTGCCATGATATCCTCCGTGGCGTTATACGAAGGCCATGCGCAGGCACAGCGCCCGCAACAGTTCCCCCGTGAATCCCTCTATCGCCGCCGTTTACCGGCAGTCTTGGCTTATGCCGCCTGTTCTTCGGCGTGCTCGTCTTTGACGGACGCGATAATTTCGTGCACCTGCTTGAGCAGCGACGCGCCCAGCGTTTCAATCTGGCGGCGCTCTTTCATGGTCAGCGTGCGGCCGCCGGGCCCCGTCGGGCATTTCGCCGCGCGCACCGTTTCGGCCAGCTTGCCGACGCTTGCCACGGCGCCGAGCAGCGCATCGGTGATTTCCATGCGCCCGCGAAAATCGACTGCCTCGACAGTCGCGCGCATCATCGACGTAAACGGCGCTTCTCCGACTTCGGAAAGGCATGCAAGGTCAAGCGCGATGGCGTCTTCGACCGAGATGTGCTTTTCCTTGTCGGGGTCGCCATAGGCGTAAACCGTTGACGGCTGCTTGCCCGTGATGGCGGCGGCGTCTTCAAGGCCAAGGATGCCAACGGCGCGCAGCACGCAGGCTTCGGGCGTCAGCGGCCCGCGGATTTTGTTCGGTCTAACTTTTGTCATTTTTCGGCCTTTCCTTAATCTCGCTTGGGTGAAATATTCGGGTTGTCGGTTAACAGCAGAAAGGGATGTCAGATGTGGGCGAGGTAAAAACGTTCCCCGCGCTCGGTAAGAAGCAACGCCGCGCCAGCCGCGCGGCCAAAGAAGATGAACAGACAGCGCAAGAGCTTCTCGCCATCGCAAACCGCCTTGAACAGTTGGCCGGGCAGACGCCGTGGCCAAAGTGGATAGGCGCGCTTGCGGGCGAAGTCAGGAGAGCGGCAAAGGCCTGTATGGAGGGGTGAGAGCATGCATCACCCGGCTGCGTACAGGTCTGGGCGGAATTGCGCGCGGGTAATCTTGCCAGCGACCGCGCGCTCGGCATCTACCACGCGCTCAGCCGTTACCCCCTTCCCGCGCTTGAGCATTTGCGAGACAGCTGACTGTGTAATCCCCATCTTTTCGGCCAAACTTTCTTGGTCTCCGGCGATTTCAATCGCGGCGACAAGGGCATCGTGAGGTGTTTTAATAACGAGAGATGTCATGCTTAAGAAAATATTAGAAATCTTATTTTTTGGCAACAGTTTTCTAAAGCAGACTTAAGCGCATGATTTTCGTATAAAAAAACTTATGAACACGAAGCAGAAAAAATTTTCCGACCTCGGCAACCGCATGATTGAGCGCATGCGCGAACTCGGCATCGACCAGGCCGCTGTTGCAGAGGCATGCAAAATCACCCAGTCCGCCGTTTCCCAGATACTTCAGCGCGGCTCTACCAAGCATTTGAGCAAAATAGCTAAAGTTTTACGCGTCAACATTGACTGGCTCGAAGACGGAACCGGCCCCAAAGAAGATATAATCTACAGTCAGGAATCCCTAGATAAGCCCTACGGCATGAGCGGAGCCCTATACACGGGAAAAGCCTTTAAGCCTGAGCCCGGCCTCATACCGGTTTACGGACCCGCCGCGGCCGCCAGCGACGATTCAGTGATGCTGACAGGAGAACACATCATCGGCTACGAACCCTGCCCGCCTGCCCTCTCCAACGTCCGCGGTGCCTTCATGATGTATATCGCCGGCAGCAGCATGGAGCCGCGGCATTACCACGGCGAGCGCGTGTGGGTTGACCCGTGGACGCAGCCCGCCATCGGGCAAGATTGCGTCGTGGTGCTGGAAGAAGAAGGCAACGCTATTGTTAAACGCTACATGGGACGCGAAGGCACTGATTTTGTGCTGGAGCAATATAACCCGCCAAAAAAATTGAAATTCAAAGCTAAAGAAATCCGCGCTATTTATGCGGTAACACGTTAGTTCTTTTAAAACGGAGATTTAAATGCGGCTTCAAATTTTTGCGGCTTTTGCCTTTTCGCTTTTTTTAACAGGGTGCTTTGAAACGCCTTGGATAGCAAATGACTATGACAAGGTTCTTTCTTTAACGACCGCGACGCACGACAGCTATTCTGACGTTCATACCGTCAAAGGCCCCAGTATATCGCTTAGCAACTATACCTGGTTTATTCGCGGATTTTCGCAGAAAAACAAAAACATCGGAGATTTGCAAATATATGTGCATGCAAATTTCAGCGAATGGGCTTTTCTCAACGCAGCGTATAGCGGCGGGAAATCTTTTAAACTAACTCAAATCTCCCGCGACGTGGGGACATGCTCCAAATATGGGTGCACGCTTCATGAGCATGTTGGCATCGACATCTCGCCTAGCCAGCTTAAATCATACGCAAAATCAAAAGATGGCATGGCGCTCAAAGTGCAAGGCAATGCGGGATTCGTAACTATTTTTATTCCGCCGGAATATTTTGCGGCATATTTAGACTTCGCCAAAAGCTCCGGATATAAAATTTAAATCTATAGGTTGGTAAAAAATGTCTGCTTTGATTAAATGCAAAGCCTGCGCGAAAGAAATCAGCAAAAATGCTAAAGCATGTCCGCATTGCGGAGAAGCAATTAGAAGAACGCACCCAGTAACGGTCATAATCGGCCTGCTTGCGACATTTTGGATGATTGGATATTTCACGTCACCTGACAGTAGACAGACTGCCTCTCCAAAACTTCCCGACTACACTGTAAATACTGGGAAATCTTCAGGACTAAAAACAAATTTGTATGAAGCAGCGCCATCCAACTGGGTGATTCAGCGCAGCAAGTCAGCGATGACAGACACACCCACAGTGATGGCTATTGTGCAAAGTTCAAACGAATATTCGTACTGGCTTGGCGGCCCCAAACGAGCTGAGTTCGTTGCCCGCTGTTCCGAAAACAAGACGGAGGCGCTTCTATCAACAAGCTCTCGCTTCAATGTCGAGTATGGCGAATATAACAAAGCCCGTATACGCTTAAGGATTGATGATAAAAAGCCGGTTACACAGTATTGGTCTGAAAGTACCGATGGGGAAGCAGCCTTTGCCATAGGAGCTATTAAGCTCCTCAAAGACCTGAGGGATGCCAAAATCCTCACCGTAGAATTCATCCCGTTCAACAGTAGTCCAGCTATTTTAAAGTTTGACGTTTCTGGATTTGCGCCCCATCTGGACGAAATCGCAAAAACCTGTAACTGGAAGCAAAAATAAATTTAAACTGTAGCTACTGAAGCCCTTTCTTGAAGCCCGCCTCTTTCAAAACATTTTCTATAGTTTTAACAAAAGCAGTAGTATCGGCAAAATAATTAGGATAGGCCTTTTTTAGAGCTTTAAAACTATCTACGGAAACAAGAACAATATCCTTTGTAGAGTTTGGATTTAAGCTTTTTTCGGCTTCGTCATAGGCGGCCTGCGCCTGCTTAGGTTGGCTTTTATCGAAAGCCGAGATTTGAATACGCCGTTTATCTGGGTCAAGACCAAGAAGAAAATAGTATTTCTTTCTATATCCTTCCAAGCTTGGCAAAGAGATAGAGTGCTTGCACGCGGCAAACATCGCTTTCACACTAAGCTTGATATGAAGCTTATATAGTTCTCTATAAAGCTCTCTTTTTACTCTAGGAGTACCTGGTACTATCGGCATTCTTTCGATTATAGCTATCGCAGAGCTAGCAAGAGCAAAATAACGCAGCCACTCTTTATTCCCCATGCTCGATTTCAACGATTGATGCATAAACGTTCCAACGGTTTCTACTGCTGTAGCCCATTGGTGTTGTCTTACTGTTCGAAACTGCATTTCAATGCAAAGATTATTATAGATTTTAGCGTTCTCTTTATCGCTATTATATTTATAGACGAGATGAACCCCCCTATATCCTGACTCTTTAGGTTTATCGATATAATCATCTACCTTTGTAAGCCTATGCTTAAGATTTCCCTTTATGTATTTATAGGTAAGCCTATAGACGCTAGCTATAGACGGCATAATAGCCCTGCATCCTCCTAAGTCTTGCATGCGGTCAAGGCTCATGTTTTCATATCGAGAAAGCTTCAGCTCTATAGAGGTCAGACGCTTAATACGCTGCGCCACAAGGCTTTCCGTTGAAACTTCAGAGCTCTTTCTTCGAAGCGTTACCTTAAAAGTATTTAGCGGGTAGTTGTGCGCCGCTCGCCAGTTATTCACGATAACAAGCGCATCGACCCTTTGTTCAGGGGTCGATGCTGTGTCAACTAATGCTGCCCCAGCAGCTCTAACCGCTTTGCGGCTGTATAAGGGTTTTACCCAATCCATATTTTCTAACATAAGACGATTCCCTATCTATGTCATTCAGGGGTTTAATTACTTATGCATTTGGGTATGACGCAAAAAAACCCACACTTAGATTCCCAGACGAATGCATACCATAAATAAATTAGTTTTCTTATTTTTTCTTATTGACTGAATATTAGTTTTCTAATATAACTACCCCTATCACCAACCGATAGGGGCAGCAGATGCAACTCACCGACCAAATCAAAAACCGCTGGACTGGCGAAGTCATGTGCGGCGGGCTTACGCTCAAAGTCGTGCTCGAACAGCACAAAATGTGGCTTGACGATGAAGAGGGCGGCAAGCGCGCCGACCTGCGCGCCGCCGACCTGAGCGACGCCGACCTGCGCGCCGCCGACCTG